AACGTGCCAGCAGATGGCGTAAATGTCAGCGTTGTCCGCGCCGGAAACGCACCACTTCCAACAGCTGGGCCTGCCGTGCTTGCTCCAGAAAGTGTGACAGTCCCCGAGCCATAAAAGGACAAGGTATGAGCGACCGCTGTAACGGTGACTGATTGAGTCGATAGCGTTGCTGTATTCAGTAGCAGATTCGTCCTCTGCTCCTCCGCCAACAACCCCAGGCTTTCGCCGGTTGTGGGGTTGTGGTCAAACCTCGGCACATCCACAGCTGCCGTCTGCAGCGTTCCCGCGCTGTCGATGTAGGTCGCGCTGCTGGCGCGGGTGAAGGTAATCAGGCTCTGCCCCGTTCTGGAGTCAACCAGCGATTTGCTGTCCGCAAAGCGCAGATCAAGGCTTGGCACCGCTTTTGCGCTGCGCCAGAGGGCGTTGTGCACCCACTGGCCTGGCATCAACGCAGCTCGGCGCGATGGCAGTACCAACGTCACAGGCCAGCCTCCAGTGTCACTACCTGCAGGCTGTGAGCAGTGCCGCTGGCTGGGGTGTACGCGCCACGGGTTTCAAGTTCGGCATAAAGGATGTTGCTGCCGGCTGCCAGTTTGATTGCCGTGCCGCAGTAGTCAGATTGCGTGAACAACGTGCTGCCCAGGTCTTGCGGCGCTGAAAGATCGACAAACCCCGCATAGGCACCCACTTCGCCGCTCACCAGATCAAACGCGGCGTTGTCCAGAATCGCGGTGGGAATGGCGGTGTAGAAGTGCAGCCGGAATCCGGCCATGCCGCTGGGCACCGTGGTGCTTGCAATCATCAGGCGCACCGACTGCACTAGCACGTAGCCACCGCTGGGGCCGATGCTGGGCAGGGTGATGATGGCGCTGCCCGCATTGGCGGGCGTGACGCCATCAGCCACACCAATCACATCACCGGCGGTGTAGGCCGTGGTATTGCTGGGGCGCGTGATGGTGACCGCAGCGCGATAAGCGACACCGCTTGCTTCTACTGCAGCCTCGCCGCCGCCTAGAAAGGTGGCCATCAGTCTTCTGTCACCTGAATTTCCTTAGGTTGCCGACCACGGCGGCGAGGCCTGGCCTCTTCCTTTGGCGAGGTCAGCTCAACAGCAAAAGAGGCCGCCTCCGCAGAGGCAGCCTCCAGCTGTTCACGCAGTCGCCTGAACGCGAACAATCCCACTGATCACTTCCGGTAGAAGATGACTGTGGAGCTGGTCGCCACACGGCCAACAAAGGTAGCCGAGCTGGCTGCTGCCACGGTGGCAGAGCCGGTCACGCTCACGCTTGCACCACCAGCAAATGTGATGGCGTGAGTCGCACCTGCGAGGTTGACGATCGTCACCTCAAAGCACTGGCCGACCATGGCACTGTCGCCCAGCTCGCTGATGATCTCAGCAGCGGTGGCGGTGGTGTAGGTGCGGCCTGTGGATGGGGTCACCGTGATCAGGCTCTCAACGCTCTGGGCAGCGGTGAGGGTGGTGTCAGCGTTGCCGCCGGCCAGCAGCACGCGGCCCTGGGTAGCGCGGCCGAAGTTGGCCTGCTCCAGTTCAAAGATGGATGCCATCGTTAGTTACCTCAGAAGTTGGGGTTGGAAACGATGCTGACGACACCAATGTTCTTGGTCTCGTAGATCTGCGTCCAGTTGCTGGCCGCTTCCAGCGTGGCGCGGGAAGGGTTCACGCCACCAGAGGTGTAGGACACACCGAGGGGGTGATAGAGATTGTGCCAATGCACCGACATGGCATCGCTCAAGGCGAGGATGTCACGGTCGGTCTCGGTCACAAGGCCCGACTGGGTGCCGGAGGCCATGGCACCGGGGGTGAACAGGTACGAGGCGAAGTTGGTGCCATCGTTGTTCACGTCGTCAGAGACGATCACGCGCATCCCCATGTAGAAGGGAACGGTGAGGTCGCTGGCAAAGGCTGCGGCCATGCTGCCGCCAAACACCGGAGCAATGCCGGTGGTGGCTTCAGTGCCGCCGCCACGTGCCTCATCGTTGGTCACGTAGTCGATCGCCTTGCGCTCTACGAGGTCGTAGAAGCACTTGCTGTGCATCGCAATGACGCTCAGCTTTTCGCCTTGATCGCCAAGAGCAGCGCGGGCTTCTGCCACCTTGCCAGGCGACAGGACAGTCGCCGTTGCGTTGGAATCAATGGCCAACGCACGCAGCGCACCGGTGGTGTTGCTGGTCAGCGGGCCAAAGACACCGCGCAGGATGGAGAACACATCCTTCTGCTGCTGGTGGCTGATGTAGTCGGCGACCTTGCGGCCAATGGCCTGCATCGGGTCGTCGCCAGCGGCCAGCGCGGCCAGGGTGCGCACTTCCCAAGCGCGACCACGGTGCAGGACCGGGCAGATCTGCTTTTCAGCACCGATCTTGCCGGGGATCAAGCTGGTGGTGTCGCTCAGAACTTCAGCGTCGCCACTGAGGTTGGCGGACCAGGAAGGGACGTTCACATAGTCGCCGCCTTCTGTGGCATTGAGAATGTCCAGAGGTTGGATCACGCCGCTGTTGATGAAGGCCGACCGAGTGGTGACAGCCTCGTCAACGTAGGCAGTGAACACCTCGGGGACAATGATGTCGCTCCGAAGGGTTGCCATGATGATGGTTTAAGAGGATTGGGACGCGGCCACAGGCCTTCACGGGTCAGCACAGCCTTCCCTTACGCTATAGATTACCGCTTGGCTTCTGATTTGAGCTTGGCGTATAGCTCGGGGTTTGTTTTGAACAGGCGGCCCTGTTCGGTGAGGTTGTAGTGCTCAGCGCTGAACGGGTTCTTGGTGCCTGATGGAACAACCGCAGCGCTGCGACTTCCGGCCGGTGCGCCGGTGCCCTGTGGCTTGGGTGCTTTGAGCCGATACTGCGGCAGGCTGGTCTTGGCCCAGTCGTTGATTGGTGTGCGCTGATAGCCATCCACCACAACAACGGTGCCATCGGGCTCGCGTTCGATCTGCTCCGGCTTGAGGCGCAGGCGGATCACCTCGTCAGGGTCGTGAACAATGTCCGCCAGGGCAGCGACCGCAGGGCCGATCAACTTCAGCTCGCGGTTCTCAGCTTCCAGGGCATCAAGGCGCTGCTGCAGCGTGCCTTCACGCTCGCGGTACTGCTGCTCCAGCTTCTGGCGGGCTTCGCTGTAGTTGCCCTGCTGTTCCAGCTCGGTCTGCTCGGCGCGTTGCTTGAACTCCAGCAGCGCCCGCACGTCGGTGCCATCAGGCAACTCTGCTGCCATCTGCTCGTATTTGCGCAGCTTGCGCTTTTCTTCCAGCAGTTCCTTGTTCTTGCTGCGCAGCAGGTTCAGCTCAGCTTCTAGGGCCGAGGCATTAGGTGCAGACTGCTCCACAGGAGCGGTGTCGTTGTCAGGCATGAAGACCCACAGGGTCAAAGGTGCGGCCTAGGTTGCCGTCACAGCCGGTGACTACCGGTGCGTTCCTGGCGTTCCTGCTCGCGGATCGCAGCGAGGATGTTGGCAGCCATGAAGGTGTTGCCGCACTTGTCGGCGATCTCCAGCGCCTTGAGCAGGCGTTGCATCCGCTCGCTCATGGCAGCTGCTGCAGGTTGGCGCTGAGTTGCTGCTCTTGTGCCCCCAGGCGCCGCTCCTGCTGCGCAGCCGTGGCCTCCAGCTCGGCATCCACATCGAAGTCGTCATAGAGCCATTCGCCATCAGCCAGTTGGATCAGCAGCGTTTCCTGAGTGATGTCACCGCCGACGCGCAGCTTGATCAGCTCGGCCACATGCGAGGGCTCCAGCTTGTGCGCCACGAAGTCGTTGTTGACCATGCTGCTGCCCGCTGTGGGCAGGTTCAGGTAGGCCGCATGAAACCGCAGGCAGGTATCAATCAGGTTCTGCAGGCCCAGGGCCACAGCCATCAGCGCAGCATCACCCTGGCTGCGGTCGATGCTCTTGGATTCGGCGGCCTGGTTGGTCATGTTCTGACCGAGCACGGCAGCTAGACCCAGCTCGGCAATCTGCTTTTCAATGCGGTCCAGCTCGGTGAAGCGGGCCTGATAGCTGGTGCCGGTGGGCTCGCTGAACTCAGCACGTGCATCCACCGGGAATGCCATGGCTGACGCTGGCCCAGCGTCCAGCTCGTCAAGTTCAGCCGGCACGCCGAACAGGTTGTAGCGGGGAACAGCTGCAACGTGGAGGATGTTGGCCTGATCGGATTCGCAGCGGTAGGCCTTGAGATTCAGCCAGGCCACTTCCTCCAGTGGCGGAGTGGATTCCATCAGGCCGGTGCGGTTGGCATAGGCCACGGCGAAGGGGATCTCGTCAAGCGTGGTGGCGCCTTCGCTGATCAGCTCCCAGTTGCGGCTCTTGGATGCCTGCTTGCGGAACAGACGGAAGCGGCCGGGTTCCAGCACGCGCACCTGCTCGCAGACTTCCTCGCCGAACTCGCCGTAGGGAACAGTGACCCGTTCCAGCAGGCGCAGCTGCGTCAGCTTCTGGCTGCCGCCGATCACATCAGTGCGCCAGCCGAGGATGTCACGCGGCGTGTAGCTGACCCAGTACGGCCGGCTGAAGTCAGTGACCGGGGTGTCATCGCCCTCGTCGCCGCGTGGGTAGTCCACCAGGACGCCAACATGCCCGTAGCGGATGCAGGTGCGGGCCAGCTCCTGCAGGTAGGCGTTGAGATCGTTGCCGGCTAGGTCTGTGTCAAAAAGGTGCTCCTGGATCGGATCGGGCACGTTGTCGAGGCGCACCGGCTTGCGGCACAACATTCCGGCCAGCATCTGCTCCAGACGCAGCATGTAGGGCGGGCACACGCTGCGGGCCAGGCGGGCGCTGTAGGCCTCGTCGTCTTCGCGGGGCTCCTGCGGCAGGTAGCGCTTGCCAGCGGCCTGCATTCCGAGCGTGCCAAGGCCAAGCTGCTCGATGAGCCGCCAGCGTGGCTCCATGCGCTGCCAGGCCAGCGATGGATCGTGAACCTGCAGCTCTTCGACAGTGGTGAGAGGCAGGTTGTTCAGGCTGGCGGCGAAATTATGCACGCGCTTTTGGCCTAGGTTTCCGCTAGGCCAGGGCTTTCCTCACGGCATAACGGCTGATGTTGAGGTGCTGGGCGATGCGTGTCTGGCTGTAGCCGGAGCGGTGCAGGCGTTGGATGCGTTGCTGGCGGCTCTCGCTGAGCCAGAGCGCCACGCCGATCAGGACAATCAGCGGCAGCAGCAGCCACACGGCTGCGCAGGTGATGGTGGTCATGGGGTCAATGCAGTGGTGGTCGGTGGTGGGCGCTGCCCATCGCTTCCGACTACCAAACACTAGCCCATAGGCTCCGCTATGTCGAGCTAGTAGAGCCGCACGCCGCGCACAGCACGCCCGGCCGTTGGCCGACCCACCTCAAACAGGCGGTGGCACATGTAGCCCAGTCCATCAACCATGTGGTCGTAGCCAGCCTGCTTGTCGGGCTCACCTTTGTCGGTGTAGCTCTGCAGCTCCAGGCACTCGATCAGCTTGCGGCAGCGCGGATCAATCCACAAACGTGTTTCGCCGTTGCCGTTCTCCAGCAGCGCCTGCACCGAAGCCACCCGATCGCGGATGGGCGGGTTAGCTGCCGGGGCCATGTTGCTGATGTCGTAGCTCAGCAGGATGGCGATGTCGCTGCGGCTGCTGTTGGTGCTGCGATTGCGGCCTGAGGCATCCGGGTAGCCGAGCACCCGCGCCTGGGGGTGACGGCGGCGCAGCTCCTTGCCCAATGCGTCGGTGTCGTGAGCGGCGGCGATCTCGTCAATGATGAACAGCTCGCGGCCACGGCGCACACCCAGCACCGCGTTGGTGTTGCCGACGTTGAAGTCGCAGCCCATCAGGATCGTCTCGTCATCCTCAATGGCAATGGGCACCACGTGGCGGTTGCGGTTGAAGCGGTCGTAGACCGTGCCGGTGGTCAGCGAGACGAACTCGCCATTCAGGTACGCCTGGATCAGGTTGGCCGGGTAGTTGGCGATCAGGCTGGGGATGAAGTCGTCGGGCAGGTGCGGGTTGTCTGCGGTGCGGGCCTGAATCAGGCGCGTGTCGTCTTTGGCATCGCGCTTGAAGGTTTGGTAGGCCCAGCCGAAGCCCTCTGGTGTGGTGGCGGCATAGAACTGGCGGACGTGGCCAGCACGCAGACGGGCCAAGGCCATGCGGGCTGCGTTTTCGGCGACACGTTGCGGGGCGGTGTCGGCCTCGTCAAAGCCGATGGCGCAGAGGTTCTGACCCCGGATGCGGTTCCAGGTTTCCATGGTGCGCAGCAGGATCGTGTGCTGCCCCTCGGCAAAGGTGAGGGTGTATTCAGGCAGCGGGCTGACGCGGAAGGTGAAAGGGATTTCCCACTCGGTCAGCAGGTCGTCAAAGGTGCGCTCCAGGATGTCGCGCAGCATCGGCGCGACGGGTTCAAACAGGGCTGAGGCATAGCCGATGTTCTGCGCGGCCAGGGTGACGGCCTTGGCGACCAGGCCGTGCGTTTTACCAGCACCGAAGCCGCAGACCAGGCCCAGCTTGCGGTGGGTGATGTCATCGCAGAAGGCGAGTTGATGGGGCAGGAGACTGGCGCGGACACGGGCTAGGGCATCAGCCGCTGATGGCGTTGACGAGTCAATCTCTGGGTTGAGAAAGTCAAGCAGGCCAGAGTGAGTGGTGATGCCGTCCAGCAGGCTGGGCATCAGCTCATCTCAAAGCGCAGCAGGCGTGCCTGGTCTTCCAAAGCTTTCAGGGCCACGCTGAGCTGGTTGGCTTCTGAGGCGCGGCGCTCGTATTCAACGAGGCGGGCGATGGCAGCAGCTAGCCATTGCGGGCGCTCTAGCTCGGCGTCCAGTTGCATCAACTGGCGTGCGCGTGAGATGTAATTCTCGGCCTGACGTTCTCCGACGTTCCAGGATTCCGAACAGTGGCGAACGATTTGAGTACGGCTGTGCGCACGAAGTAGCAGGTCGTAGACAGCGTTGACCCGCTCGTCAATTTCTACGTTGGTGCTCTTCTTTGCCATGGCCGGAGTTTAACCGGAAGCGGGCATCAGGAGGATGCCGTCAGCCGCGAGGATGTTGAGACGCAGCTCGGCATCGTCCAAGTTTTCAGCCCAAACGGTGGCCATGCGGTTGATGCGCTCTGGCGCAACGCGGTAGAGGAAGAGGTACTGCCCCTGCAGGGGATGAGCCAGGGAAGAGGGAACGTAGGCGCCGGTCAGCTGAAAGGAGCCGAGGAGGTTGATGGCGACGTGCTCAGCATCGGCCATGGTCAGCTCGGGCAGATCAATGACCAGGCCGAAGGGATCCCCATCGAAGGGGTGATTAGCGACGATGCTCCATGGTTCCATGGTCGTGGCGTTGTGGTTAGGTTGCCGCGAGGGGGATGATGGTGATGAGAGCGCCGGGGTGCTCTGCGGCGACGGTGTAGCGCTTGGTGAATGAGGAGATGGCGATGCGTGCGTCGTCTTGAAGGAGGCCAGCATCGACAAGAGCATCTTCAGTAGAGCGGAGGCATTTGCTGCCATCGGGTTTGACGCTGTGAAAGGTTGGCGCTGAGGGCTTGAGGGTGCCTTTGGCGGTGTAGTGCGACTTGGGACGTGGGAAGAGGAAGACGCAGGAGAGGGAGACGGGGCCGGTGATGGTGGGGTGATTGACGGCAATGGCGGCCTGCTGGACGAGGTAACGCCAGGGCTTGAGGTTCTTGCAGGATTCGACCATCACACCGTTGCCTACGTGGCGTTTGCTGCCCTGCGGTTGCGGTGCCATGCCGGCGACGGTGAAGGTAATCACAAGTTGCCCTTCTGGCTAAACGGCAGCCTCAGCAGCAAGGGCAGCAGGCGCACGAAGGTCACCTTGATGCACAGCTCAACCGCTGCGCCTAGGGCGAGCAGGAGGGTGATGGTGAGCAGGGTGTCAGTCATCGCCACCCTCCAGCTCGGCGGCGATGGCGAGTAGTTGATCGCGCACTTTGCAACGATTGCGAATGGCGGCAAGTGATAGCGATCCCTTGTCGATGTCGTCTGGCTTCGGCACCACCTGATCAGCAGCAGCCAGCAGGGCGGCGGCGGCAAGGGCGGAGTTCTCACCGTTGAAATCCATGTTGATTCCATACATGGCATCCAGCACCGCCTGCGCGGCGGGGGAGAGAGGCTCAGTCATTCAGGTAGCGCCTCCAGTGCGCGGCGGATGACTGCCATGGCCGTTTGATCATCCGTACCTGCTTCAACGGCAGCCCAAGCCTGTAGTGCTCGCTCTTTCAAGCTCGGCGGCTTGGGGCGGCGGGCGGCGCGGAGTGAGTCACCGCATTCCGCATACCCCTGGGTCCACTCACAACACGCCTCCAGTTCCTGGTCGGCGCCCCATTGGGCGGCGCGGATGGCTACGTACGAGGCCGTGTCCGTAGCGCCTGGGTATCGGGCTCCCAACGCAAAGGCGTTCCACTCGTCCTGCCACTGCGCCACCAGCTCTGGCGGTGGGGTAATCGAATCAGTCATTGCAGCAGCACCTCTGCGTGAAACAAAGCGTCAGAGCCATCAACGCCAGCCAGGGATGATTGCCGACCGCCAGACAGGCCGTGGCCATCATCAGCAGCCAGATCAAGTAAAGACATCACGAAAGCAGCGCCTCAACCTGGCGGATAATGTTCTCGGGTACGGCTGGCGGGCGCGGCACCCAGCGATTGGAGGCCCAGCCGGCTGGCCCCCATTCAGCGATCTGATCAAGCAGCTTGCGCCTTGGCGTGGTCTTCAGGAAACGCACCAAGGTGATGCCTGGGGCTAGGCCCTGACGTGTGGTGATGCGCAAGTGTGTGCCATTGCTGAGGCTATTGAACAGGACGTGTTCAGTGATGCTGGTCATGCCCCACGCACCTCCCAGAAGTGCTTGATCGTCGTTTCGACCTCGCCTAAAGCAACGGCGAGCTGCTCTGCGGCCTTGAGCTGCTGGCGCTGATCAAGGATGTGCTCAGGGTAGGTGTAGGACTTGCGGCAACGGCGGGTGATTTTGCAGTCGTTCCATTCCATTGCCTCCTCTGCCTCACCTGCTTCCACCAGTTGATCCAGCGCGTCAAGGAGTTCTTGTCGTCGCGCTTGAAGGGCCTTTTCACTGTGGGCCAGCTCCGTCAACTCATTCAGTGTGGCTTCAAGTGAGGGCAAGGATGATGATTCCAGCGATGAGCAGGCAGGACCAGAGGAAGAGGATGGCATCAGCGTGGCGGCTGAGGAAGCTGTGGCGGGTTTGGCGGTGCGTGCGGCGGGCATGACGGTTTGGGCGATGGGAGAAGGTTGGAAGCGTGGGCTCAGTCGTCGTCAACGCGGAAGAGCGCGTCGGGCCAGAGGTCATGAAGGTCGGCAGCGAGACGTGTTGCCTGCTCTTGCTGTTGGAAGACATTGGCGTCGGGGTTGAGGGGTGTATCGAGAAGGGGAAAGGTGGAGGACCAACCGGTAGCGGTGAGGGATTGGATGGCGTAGCTCATGGCTGCTGGGTGCAGGCGATCAGTTCGATGCCGGGGTGATGACGAAGGAAGGCGGCGGATACCTGCTCGGGGGACCAGGACGCATCGGCGCAGAGCATTTCGCTGATGGGCGTGATCTCGCTGGTCGCGCAATGCTCAAGGGCTGGCACGTAGGTAAGGAGGAAGGTCATGACGCGGGCCTCCAGCCGTTGCGATAGGCGAGTTCGATCAGGTACTGACGGCTGTGGCTGAAGTAGCGGATGCCGTGGTCTTGGAGGAACTCGACAGCGGGCTCTTCGTGGTAGTCGTCGTGGACGGCCTGCTTGAGCAGGGCTTGCAGCTCGTTAGGGCTAGTCATGACCACGGAAAGGATGGGGTTTCCATGCCGGGAGTGAGCTGCACGGTGTAGGGGATGCCTTCGGCTTGGAAGGCTTCGTGCAGGTCGTCAGCGTCGTACTCGTGGCTCCAGTCGGAGCGATGAGCATTGGTGAAGGTCACACGTTCTGCCTCCCGCTGACTGGGCGGGGTATCGGGCAGGACGGTGCAGAGCGGATGCTGCATGGCTGGTATGCGGTGGGGTCGCCCCCGTGTTCAGACAATAGGCTAGCCCAGTGCAGCCGTCAAGGGCTGACTAGGGAAGAGGGTGCCGGGATTCCGATGGGCCGCATGCCCTGTCCTGATTCCCCGTGAGGGTGTTGTATTCGGACCATCCCGGCAGGCCAATGGTGCCATGGGATGAAGGGAGAGGGAGCTAGGCGCGGCTAATCAGCGGCTAGAACGGCCTGAAGCGCTCGACGTAGAGCTCGCACGCATCCAGCCAAGCCTGCAGGCATTCGTCTGCGGTGTGGGTCTGGATGGTGAGGCTGCCGGGTTTGGACCAGAGCGTGAGGCAACGCGAGAAGAACAGGCCGTAGTGATCGCCGATCATTTCGACACCGGCGCCGAGCTGGGGCCTGGTGTCGTAGGCGCTGCTGGACTTGCTGCCTTGTGTCTTGAGGTCAGCCACGGCATAGGTGCCGTCAGGGAACTTGAGCACGAGGTCAGCGGTGCCGGCCACGTTGCGGCGCAGGCTGTAGGCCATCACTTCAGCGCCGATGACCTGCACTTGATCCCAGAGCGGGTGGGCCAGGAGCGGGTCGATCCAGGCGGTGTAGTCGGTTGGATCAGGTGGCTGGAAATCAGGCGGCGAAGGGTTCCAGCGCTGGTGAGCCATAGCTTCCAGCGTCTGGTGAATGGTGTTACCGCGTGGTTCCCAGATGTGACGGCTGGCCATGATCGCCTCCATTTGGGAGGGGGTCTTGGTGACCGCAGAGATCAGGGCGGTGACGGAGGTAGGGAAGACGTGGCCATCGGCCAGGCGGTAGACGTGCGCCTCGTCGCGGGTGATGGGGAGGGGGTTGAGCCAGGTCATGCGTTGTGTGTGTAGTGCCTGCGTTGCTATGCCAAGCCCTGCCTAGCCGGGCCAGGCCTGGCCACGCCCCGCCATGCCACGCCTGCGTTGCCGTGTCATTCATCGCCTAGTCGGTCCTCGCCCTGCCTGCCTTGCTATGCCCTGCCGCGCTCCGCCTTGCCGCGCCACGCCCTGCCACGCCATGCCTGCCTTGCTATGCCCCGCCCGGCCACGCCCCGCCCTGCCACGCCCCGCCCGGCCACGCCCCGCCTGCGATTCCATGCCATGCCGTGCCGTGCCGAGCTAGGCCGCGCCACGCCACGCCCTGCCTGCGATTCCATGCCGTGCCTGAAGGAATCACGCGGCTTGTTGCAGCGCAGCATTGGCCAAGGACAATGCCTGCTCCACTTGCTTGAGCAAGGCGCGGCGCTCTCGATCGCGATGTGAGCTGCCGCCTTTGGCCACACGCTCCAAATCAGCCAGCGCCGTCTGAGCTTGTGTCAGGCGTTGATACGCCGACTTGAAGGCCAGCTCGTATTCATCAATGTTGGCGATGGCAACCTTGGCGTCCTGGTAGTAGCCGGGCTGGCCACCGGCCACTGGCTGAATGTGGACATAGGCCGGCCTGCTTTCTCGCTCTTTGATGATGACTCGCAGCGAGCGTGGCACTTGGCGCAGCTCATGCTTGCGCCACTTTTCACCGGCCACTTCATCGTCCCAAGTGCAGAGAGAATGCAATGGCGCATCATCCGGCCGCGCCTCTTCCAGCATCGCCTCAACAGTGATGCCACCGTCTCGGGTGCGTATGCGCTCCAGCTCTTGGCCGACGGCCTGTGGATCAGCGTTGTAGCGGGCAGAGCCCGCCCATTCGTAATGGTTGTTAGACATGATCAAACGAGGTTGAAGAGGCCGTTGCCGACGCCAGCAGATTGTTTGCTGTCCGGGCGACCTTCACCGATGCCAACCTGCAGGCCAACACGAGCCATGAGATTGACGACATCAGTCTCAGTGAGAATGCCAGCGTCATACTTGATGCGCAGATCGGCGCCCCAGGGGAAATAGGTGGGCCGAGGGCGCAGGTCAATCACGCCCGATGCGTTGCGGCAGGGGCTGACGACCATCTGCGGCTCACCTTTGGTGATGCGCACCAGGGGGGTCATGTCGTCGGCATCAAAGCCGTCAGGCTCAATGAAGATGGCCAACTTGGCTTTGGTCATCACAAAACCTGCGGCACGACAAGCGCTAATCGCGGCATTGCGAAACGAGGCGGCATGGATGCCGTCCCATCCGTCGCTGCTGACGTGCCGCGCCCCGTTGAACAGAGTCTCGAAATCTTTGGCCTCGCGGGCCTTTTTGGATTTGGCCGTAGAGCCGGCCATCTGAGTGGCCATCATCATTTCCTTGGCTTTCGCCGAAAACTTGTTGATCACCAGCGGCGAAGCGCCTTCAATTTGCAGCTGGATGACGCGAATGTCCGGCGGTGTGATGACAACCGAGGACGCAACAGCAGAAGCCATGTGAAACTGGGACCAGCCTGTGGCTGGACGAGAGAGGACAGTCGTAGGTGAGGGTTCGCGGTGCTGGTACACCGGTCTGAACCCGCCACGCAAAAGCTAGCACTAGAGAGCCCTAAGAACAAGGGCTAGCGGCAAGAGAGCGAGTTGCGTCACCATGGCGCCTCCGTGAGCGGCTGCTCCAAGGTCAACGGCAGCTCTGGGGCTTCAGCTGGTGTGGGCCCGGTCGCTGGGATGAAATCACGCGGGTCACTGATGGCAACCGCCTCTTCAGGCTCGGGGTCGCGCAGCAGGTTGCGGTAGGTCGAAGGGTTGCAGTGAGCAACGGTCGGGTAGTCGAAGTGCTCCAGCTGGCAGCGACCGGAATCGACCAGGCGCTGCAGCAGCTTGCGGGCAGCCAGTGCCGAGCTGACAGGTTTTAGTGCCATGCGTGCATCCGCTCCCGCTTGTGCTCTTCCTCGGCCAAGGGATGCAGGACAAAACGTCCTGGCGTGACGCCTTCGACCGGCGGCGTGTAGGTGCAGTAGCGGCCGAACTCGTCGTAGCGACCGAGCGGGTAGGGATAGGCGCTGCGCAGCCGCGAGGCATCCAGCTGGTTCAGGGCAGCGTCAATGGACTGGGCCGCGATGGCCTTGTAGTCCGGCGGCGTGCCTTCGCGGGCGGCAATGGACACGGTGGCAAACACGAAATGGTTGGCCGCCTGAGGTTCGTAGAGCTTCATGTCAGAGCATCCACGAGGGCTTGGAGGACTGCGCAGGCTCGTGCCGCTCCAGTAGGGCTAGGTAGCACTCGTCTCTTAGCCAGCGAAACGCATCAGGCATGGCCACAGTGAACGCACGCTCGGTGCGCAGTTCGCGCTCCTGCACGTCCAGCTGCGCCTGCACGGCCCGCTGCAGGTCTTCAGCGGGACAGTGGGCGGTGGCCTCGATCCAAGCGGCTAGGGCCAAGGGCTTGGACTGCTTCGCCGCCTTCACCGGAAGCGACTGATAGACCCGCCAGAAGGCTTCAAACTCAAGGGTGTAGTCAGGGCGCTTTTTACCCTCATTTCTACCCTTGGTTTTATTCTTTTTTTTTGGTTCAAGGGTTTCCCCAAACCCGGAATCCAACAGCCCCTGCTGAGCAGGCGATCCTTGCTTGACCTGCTCCGTTGGCAGATCTTGCATGGATGGTCCTACTAGAGGACTGGTTCCCGCACCGACACGGTAGGCGCGTACTGTACTCCCCTCTGTCAACTGCTCTGAGAGCAACAGGCAGATAAAGCCCTTCCTGTCTAGGTAGTTG